GCGCTTACGCTGCTGCCTGGTAATTGTGTTGAAATTGGGTGTCTACCAACACAGACAGCGTCCAGCCAAAGACTATCCTAAGCAGTTGTCTTAGTGGGCAATTGATGTGATTTCCTTCCCAGTATGCCCCAGGTGTTCCCGGCCATACCCTTGCTGACAAACTTGTTGTTCTTATGGAGCTCCTCAATGTGTTCGGGACTCTTCATAGATTGTCTGACAGCTTGTTCTTCTTCAGTGACAAAGAAAGCAGCATTAATTGCTTTAAGCATCATACAATACTTCTGTTTAGGTGAAACATCAGTCATATCATATGTGCGCGCATATTTCTCGAGCTTATTCCTCATGGCACGCAGCAAAGCAGCATGCCTTTCCTCAAACATATACTCGGTGCAAAGGTAGTAATACCAATCCTCCTCAACTTCATAGGTATTCTCCTTGCGAACTATGCGTTTAGTGCCCCCAGAGATGAAGGAGCGACTAACTTGCTTAGTTTTGGGGACAAAGATGGGGTTTTCAGAACTCTCAACATCTTTATTCCGAGGATCAGTGAATGACGCATTATTCAACTTGACCCTGTTTTTGAGCTTTTGCTCAACAGTGCCATGGGCCCCAGAGCTATGAGGCGGTGGCAACTGATCCGAATGTTGGTCCACGGGTGTAGCTTTCACAATGGTAGCAAAAGATGCTTGTTGCTTCCCACTGGTACCCTGATGGTAACTTGCAGACATTTTTCCCACCTCTATTAAAACAGCTGGATCCACAATTTGGGCATTTGATTGCTTGTTCCCAATGTTTGATGATGCGGACCTCTTTATTATAGGCTGAGATGACGTTTTGGGTGGAGTCGACTGCTGTTGACCATTCCTGGTAGTGTTCTTCACCTCTCGCTGCGTGGAGATGGTGGCGTTGGACTTGGCGGTTGAAATTGGACTCAACCGAACGCCTAGATTTTGCACTTGGCGTTCTAGTTGTCGAATCCTTTGCTGATCCAACTGGGATTGGTGGGTCAGAGACTCGACCAACCTTGTCAACCTGTTCACTTCCCATTTCTTGGACGTGACAGTCATCCAGCTCTGGTTCGAATGGGGTCGCTGATCGCCCATTCTGGCTGCGTTTGGGTGACACCGTGTTTTCGGATTTAAACCCTGTCTATCGTTGGGTGGGTTTCGTTGACGAGCACTTTTGCCGGGCCCGACCGAAGCCTTCCCCTTCGGATTTAATTGTCGGCGTGGAACAGTAGCGTTTTTACCAACCATCACACCAGCCTGTTCAACACTGGTCTTCTTCCATCTAGGTTGGCGGGTAGGGCGGCCCAACGTAGACTCCGCACTGCTACCCCGAGCCCCCCGAGACTGCTCGGGCAACTCACACTTCATCTCACCACCTGAGCATGAAGCGGTAGGTTTATTAGACCCACTGACCATCTT